TTGAAGAAACAGCTATTATATTGGGTCAAAAGTTAATGCCTGTAGTAAAAGCATTTGCAAAAATTACTATAACTTTATTAAAACCATTAACTGATTTACAAACATTTTTTGCTGGGTTAGCAACTGTTCTTACTTTACTTTCAAGTAAATTTATAAAAGTTAAAGCAGGTACAACAGCATTTGGTACTGCTATGGATTTTGCTACAAAAGCAACAAAAGGTTTTATAAGAGCTTCTAAAATTTTTGCAATTGCATTACTGGCATTTGAAGCTCTTGGATATATATGGAATAAAATATTTCCATCAAAAGAAGATACTGATGATGCAACTCAAGGAATATCAGATTTAAACAAAGAGCTGACTGAATATAATAAACAAATACAATTATTTACAATAGGTCAAATAGAAGATGAATTAGAAAAGTTAAGAAAAACTTCTGATGAACAAACAAAAGCTATGGGTCAACAACTTAATGAAAATTTATTTTTAGAGCCTGTCGATTTAACTTTTGAACCAGTAGCTACACCTGAACCTATTAAATTAATGCCTGAAACAGAATTTAAAGTATTACAAGAAACAATAGTAATGTTAGAAAAAAGATTGGCTGATTTAACAGGAACTAACCTAGACTTTAGTAAAGCTCAAGCAAAAGTTCGCAAAGAAATGGATAAACTTAAAGTATCTATGCGAGAATACAATACTGATGGCGATATACAACAACAAAGACTTGCTAATGAGCTTATGGATAGATATGGTATTAATATAAACGATGTAAAAGAAGCACAGAAAGCTTTAAAAGATGAATTAGAAGATTTTATTGTAACTGAAGGCAAATCTATAGGTCTTAATCAAATAGCAAGACTAGAAAAAAGAATTGCAAAAGTTCAAGGTGTAAGTGCTGCTCAAATGTTTTTAAATGAACAAGCAGCTAAAGGTGTTGTTATATCTACAGAACACGCTGACAGAATAAGAGAGTTAAACGCTTTATTTGAAAAAGAAAAAGAATTAAAGCAATTACTATCAGAAGAAGAAGGTATACTTTCTCAAGTTTTAGAAAAAACAACACAAACAGAATTAAAAGAAATAGATACAAAAATATTAAAGCTAGAAAAAATAGCAGAAGAAATAGGTCTTACAAATGAACTTGCTATAGCTATTCATAATTTAAAAGTACAAAAAGAAGAGGTAGAAGATTTAGATGGTAAGACACATAAACTATCTATATTTAGAAATAAAGCAGAAAAAGATTCTACTGTACAATTATTAGATGCTTTAGGTCTTGCTGCTTCACAACATAAAGAAGGAGCAAAAGTTGCTGCTAGACTTTCACAATTATCTGCTATTATAAACACATACGAAGCCTTTACTGCTGCATTAAAAACACCAGTTAAAGCTGCTGCAATATTAGTATCAGGATTGGCTGCTGTAGCACAAATAGAAAATTCTATGGGTAAAATGGGTGCTGGTGGTGGAGGTGGAAGTAAACCTACAGGTCCTGGTGGTGCTTTACAGTTTGAAGATGGTGGTTATGTAGGTGGTAGAAGACATTCAGAAGGTGGCACTTTAATAGAAGCAGAACGTGGTGAGTTTGTAATGAGTAGAAGAGCTGTAGAATCTATTGGACTAGAAACTCTTAATCAAATGAATAGAGGTGGTGGTACAGCTAGTGGTAATGTAGTAATAAATGTATCAGGAAATGTTATGACACAAGATTTTGTAGAAGGTGAACTTGCAGAGCAAATTAAAGAAGCTGTCCGTAGGGGTAGTGATTTTGGGATAGGTTAATGTTACAATTACCAGCAAAGTTTAAACAAGCATTAGGACCAGGATCAAGAACATCTTTATATCCTTTAGTTAAAATTTATAAAGGTTATCAGATAGATGATACTATTCCTGATGATGCAGAATCAATAAACTTATCAATAAAAGAAACGTCAATCAAAAATCTAGATGGTACATATTCAGGGTATTTACCTTTACTTTTAAACACTCCCCAAATAGTTTCAAAAGCAGACATTATAAACAATAAATACACAATTTCTAATGTATCATTGTCTATATCAAATGCTCCCTATAATGGTAAGATTTTTTCAGATGATATTCCAAGTCTACTAAATGCAGTAGTACAAGTGTATTATGCTGCTACTGGACTAGACACCCTAGATGATTGTTTACTTGTCTATACAGGTACTATTAGGCGTTATAATCAATCTAAAAATGACATTAAACTTACTTTAGAAGATTTAACTGAACAAAAACTTAAAACTACAATACCATCTACATTAGTAGAAGATGAATTACAATATAAACATGATGACATTGGTAAACCTTACCCTTTAGTGTATGGTTATGTAGATAATAGTCCAACAATTAAGAAAGGTTTAGATACACTTGAAATAGATAAGCCTAATAAAGAAATATTTGGTTTTTGGTCAGGAACTGATTACTATCAAAATCCTGCAATTAAAGAAGGTCATCCATTAGTAGAAAATGGATATTTAAGACAAAACAAATATTTAAGTGCATACAAAGATGGTTTTGTTTCAATATACGAAAAAGGACCTAAACATTTTGGTAGTGGCATTTATGAAGTAGAAGATTTGGAGTTTTACAATTTTAACAATGCAACAAGTGATAATTCAGCAAATATTATATTAAATGCTGATGCATATATAGATACAACTGAAGAAGGTGATGAAGAAGAAACATTTGCTATACCATCACGAATGTATAGACCTATAGTAGATGCAACATTTTACGCTAAAAATCTTAATCATCAAAGTGATTATTTTCAAGCTTCAAATAATAAGTTTATTGGTTATAAAAATGATGATGGTAGTATGCAAACAATCATAAATAATATAGCTATATTTCTAGATTCTGAAACTGATAACAGCGAGTCAATGGCACAAGATATATATAATGAATTTTGGGATAATGGACCTAATGAGGGTGATGTGTTAAAGTTTTGGCAACCCACACAAGTTAATGATGCTTATGAATTAGATACAGAAGAAATAAGAGCTGATGTTATTGATGAGAATTGGAAGCAATTTTACAATGGGTATGAAGAATCTGCTAAATTTCCTATTGATATGATACAAAATAATGATGAAAATAGTGGCTTACATATAACAGCTACAAATCTTAGTTATGGTCAAACACAAGGAGCAGGTAGTTTTGCTAGATTATTTTTAAATCAAGATGCAACAATAGGTGATTTTCCTTGTGTAACTAAAATATTCTATGATGCTTGTTTTTTTACTAATGGAAATATAGATAATCCAAACAACCTTGTTTATCAAGGTTCACAGCCAAGATTTGCATCTTTTTGGGCAGAACGATTTTTAATGCCTGAAGCGTCATCAACCCCAACTTTTATAAACACTTTACAAGAATGGTTATCTTATATACCAAGTTATGGTGCAATTCCTCCACAATTTCCAAATGGTATACATGAAATGGTTGTTACAGAAAGAGCAGATGATGGTAGTTTAGGTAATGAAATACAAACAAATAATACTGATTATGCAAGATTAGAGTATGAAGATGGACTATTACATAATACAGATGGTGTTAGTAACATAATACAATCTTTTAATACAACAAATGCTTTTGATTCTATACAATTTGGCTCACCTTCTTTTACAAATACTGGAGTCAATTATGTTTCAGCTAATCTAAAAGAAATATATGTGTTGCAAGATTTTCTTTTAGAAGATTATGCTAATCTAGATTATTATGCAAGTGTTGGTGGTAGGGTAAAAGATGGAAATATAATAACAACTGCACAAGATATATTAGAAAACATACTTACTGATGAGTTGTCGTATGATGGTAATGTTGATAACCAAAATACTGATATACAAAATAATTGGCAATATGGATTTACTGTAAATGAGCAAATAGAAGCTAAAGAAATATTTGAAGGCATATTTAAATCATCTCTTTTGATACCAACATTTAATAGTGCTGGACAATTTAAATTTATTGGCATAAAACAAATTATAGAAAGCTATACTGATGTTCAATTTATAAGTAATGACGATGTGTTAAATTATTCATTTCAATTAACGAAATTAGATGATGTGTATAATTCTGTTAATGTTCATTATAAAAAGAATTATGCTAGTGGTGATTATGATAGTCAAACTGGATTTAACATAGACAATGGTATCTATGAAAATTATGATCAACTAACTACAGATGGTTTGGGATATTCTGAGGGTAGTGCTTATAGTATTGATTATTATGGTAAATTGTCAACAGAATCAAAATTAGAAGTAGAATCAGATTATATTAGAGATAAATATACAGCAGAAAAATTACAAAAAAGATTATTGATGTGGTATTGTAATCAACATTTAGTAACTAAGATAGATTTACCACCACATTATATGTATCTAGAAGCAGGTGATTATATTAAGTTTAGTGAGTTATTAGGTGGTAACCTTGCATTTGGATATGATTATACAACACCTGAGCAACGTAATGGACAACTTATATATGATGTATTTTTTATAACAAAAATATCTAAATATTTAAGTAAAGTAATGATTGAAGCAGTACAAGTGCATCGTGGCGAATATGGTTATCCAAGCATAGCTGAAGAAGATACAGGTGATATTATTAATGGTAATGGTAATGATGTTACAGAAAACTATCAACTACCTGATCCAGGAGATGATTCTAACTATAGCGAAGATTCTATTGATACTGAAGAATGGGATTCTATTGTAGACCCTTTTTTAAGGTTAGATATGACAGGAAGTAGCATTTTAAACGATGGAACAGTTTATGCACTTGTATCAACTAATATGGATGAAACTTGGGAATATAATATATGGGCAAAAAATATATCTGATACATTTACATATAATAATACGACTTATGAAGAAGCAGAAAATATACCTTTAGGTGAAGTTGATGCTAGTGATTTAGTAAATGTTGCACTTAATATGGATGGTAATAATGGTATTTTACAAATAGAAAAGAAATTTGAATTATATCCTGAAAATGCTTTAATAGAATTTGTTATAGAAGTAAAAAATACAGCAGACTATCAAGATGAAGCATATTTTACACAATTTGGAATGCCTGAAGAAGAATTTGAGTTTAATGGTTTATATGGAGATGTTAATCAAGATGATGTAATTAATGTGCTAGATGTAGTTACTGTTGTAACTTCAATAGTTTCTGATAATTGGGATAATTTTCCTAAAGATGATGAAGGTAGAAACATAGCAGATATGAATGGTGATGGACAAGTTAATGTGTTAGACATAGTAATGTTGGTACAGGTAATTGTAGGGGGATAATGGCAATAGCAAAGAAAATATCAGAAGTTTATGATTTTAGTAGCAAAATAGCAAGTGGTACTGCTACAATTAGTTATGAAAATGGTGAGTGTTTAATATCGTCTAATACTGACATAATGGGAATAGAAATACATTTTACAGGGAAAGTTAACATAAAACCTACATTACCTGAAGGTTGGTATTTAAGAGGTAACTCTAGTAAGATTATAATCTTTACTATGCAAAATGTTCCTATAAAAAATCAATTACTATTTCAATATGAAGGCACAATAAAATTAAATAAAGCTATAGTAGCAAACGTAGAAGGTAAACAAATTAAATGTGTTGTTAAAAAAGACGAATCACAATGGACTAAACAAAATTGGTCTTTAGATGTAGAAGCAGATACTTGGGATAATTTTAAAGATATTACACCCAATGGTAAAGTTAAGAAAACTTCTTACATTATAGATGATGATTTACCTGAAGCAAAGCCAGTAGATAAAACAAAAATTAAAACAAAACGTAGAACAACAACATCTTCATATACAACAGGTGGTGGTAGTTCAGGAGGCTCAGGAGGATATTAATGGGAAAACAAGTTAAAACGCCAAGATTTTAT